TTGGAGTGGGCCGATAACGCCTTGAGCCAGCCGTCGTTTTTCCAGGCTTACACCGACTTTCCGCCCTATTCCGACATGGGCGGGCTTTACTGGCGCGCGGTGCCAACCGGATGGCCGATTACGCGGCCGGGACCACGTTAAAGGGGTAAAGCCATGACCGTTCGCGGCGTCGATTACTCGCACTATCAGGGTAACCCGGATGTCGCGGTGCTGCAGCGCGACGGCATCCAGTTTGTCATCCTCAAGGCATGGGAGGGTGACAACCCTGATCCCGAGTTCAAGACCAACCTCGCCAACGCCCGCGTGCACGACATGCCGGTCCTGGCCTATGTCTGGCTGCACGCGAGCGACACGCACGCCCGGATGGAACAATGCTTTGAGTACCTGGATGGCGCGGTGATCTGCCTTGACTGGGAGCAGGACGGTGTCCCGGCCCGGGTGGTCGAAGACTGGATGGACAGTTACGAGGCGTTCGCGGGCCGGGAGGGCATGGCGTATTACGGGCTTTACCCGCCCGATGAGCCAACCCAGCGCATCGGTGCCTGGCCCCGGTGGTTCCCGGAATACTGCACCCCGTCACAGCTCAAGCTTCAGCCGTGGGATGGTTCGCCCAACCCGGACTGGCGGCATTGCTGGGCGATCTGGCAGTCGTCCGAGAGCGGGAACGTGAGCGGGATCGACGGCGACTGCGACCTCGACCAGCTGGCACCCTGTATCTTTATCAGCGATCTCATCGACTGGCTCGACAGCGGGACGCCGCTGCCGCCGCGCATCGATGTTGTGCGCCCGGCGATTCGTGTCTTGCAACTTGCCCTCAACCACATGGGCTACGCCGCCGGTGAAATGGATGGTCTCTGGGGGCCGCGCACTCAGTCGGCGATCGAAGACTACAGTGGGTGGTCGCCGTGACCGACCAACAGCAGCAACAACCGCATACTGTTGTCGAAGTCGCCAACAGTCTGGGCGGCAAGCTTATTGGTACTCTTCCGGCTCAGTTCTTGGTCTTGGTGGTTTTAAACCTGATCTTCATTTTGGGACTTTTGTGGTTTATGGATCAAAGGGAAAAACAACGTGAGCGTATATTTGGTCCTTATATTGCCAACTGTGAAAAACAAGTTCCTATCGATGCCTTGATGCAGGTCTTGCAACATCTTAAGGACATCCATCCCGAGAAGTAGGTGTCTGGTCCCGGGACCAGTGTCTGGGACAAGACACTAGACACAACACACAACGCAGGCGCATAAGGCTTGTCGGACCCACGCAGGGAACGGCAAGACCTGTATGGCCGACGAGTTCACGACCACCACGGACGTAACGGCGGACCCGTCCCCCGCACCAGACACGGCATCTCCTCCACCGGAGGCGCCGGACGCAACTGCGCCCTCGTCAAGCGCTGAACGTAACTCGCCCTCGTCAGGCGACAGCCGCCAGTCCGACCGTGACGGTCTGCTTGCCGCAGTCCGCAAGGTTGTAGAGACCCGCCCCGACGATCCTGCTCTCCCCTCGGATAACGATGAGTTCACCGACGCGGGGACAAGGGACGCGGGACAAGTCTCCGGGGACCAGGCAGCGGCTACGGGCACGGGACAACCCGCGCCGGATGCAACTTCTCAGGAGCAAAAACCTTTAGCCGACCCGACCGAGGCCGAGCTTAAAAAGCTACGCCCGGAAACGCGAAGGCGCTTTGAGGCCTTACTCGCGCAGCGTAACGAAGCCCGCACCGCTTGGGAGAGTGTCCAGCCGGAGCTGCAGAGCTACCGACAATTACAGGGCTATCTCACAACAAACCAGCTCGCGTCTGACGACGTGAATGTGCTGCTTGGTGTTGGTGCCGCCTTACGCCGCGGCGACTACCAGGCTTTTCTGAACGGTGTCACGCCTTACGTGCTCGCCGCCCAGGAAGCCGTCGGTGCTCGCATCAGCCCCGATCTGCAAAAACAGGTCGACGAGGGGCTGATCGACGAAAGCTCGGCGCGTGAGCTGACCCGGACACGGCATCGCGCGGCGCAGGCAGAGGCCAGGCTCCAGGAAGCCAACCAGGTCAGCCAAACCCAGAACGAGGTTCGCCACGGAGAAGCCATCCGTGGCGCGGTTGACGCCTGGGAGGCGCGCATCCAGCGACAGGACCCCGACTACGCCCGGGTAGCGGGTGCTGTCCGTCGCTACGCACAGGGACTTCTGCAGGAACGCGGACCTGTCCGCTCGCAGCAGGAGGCGGTGGCCCTGGTGCAGTCGGCGTATGACGAGGTTCGCACACAGTTCGGTCAGTTCCGCCCCGCGGTCCGGCCGACCCGTCCTTCCCCGTCCAGCATCCATGTCGCAACCGGCACGTCCGGCAGCCCGCCACCGCGCAACCTGAAAGAAGCGGTTTTGCGAGCCCTACAAAACGGACGCGCCTCGTGACGAGGATAGCCAGTCATGGCGTTCACAGCTGGAGAACTCACCAACATCGCTAACGCCGCCCTCGACTATTACTACAACACGGGGGACACGTTTAAGCAGTCCATCCAGGCCAAACCACTGCTGCGACTGATGGAAGGCAGCGCCAAGTCCTTCCCGGGTGGTAAAGGCAATATTTCTCTTGCAGTAAAGGGGACTTATGGTGCCGGTGGGACAAACGATAAAGTTGTCGGTTACACCCACAACGACACGGTGAACTTCTACACGCCGGCTAATATTCAGCGTGTCAACTATCCGTGGCGGGAACACCACATCGGTTTGACTTTGACGCATACCGAACTCAAGATCGACGGCATCTCCGTCACCGACGAGGAAGGCAACGGTAGCTCGCTGAGCAACCATAGCGACCGCGATGTCACGGTCCTGGTCAACCTCCTCCAAGATAAGCTGGAGGACTTCGGCGAGCAGTACGCCCGCACCATGAACGCGCTCATGTGGGGTGACGGGACCACCGATGCGAAAGCTCTTGCCGGGATGCAGGCGATCGTCGCCGCGGTCCCCAACACCGGCACGCTCGGTGGCTTGTCCCGCTCGGCTAATACCTGGTGGCAGAACCGCTCGGCGACTGCGGCGTTTGGCGCCGCCGGTGGCCGCGGTGCGGTGACCTCGGCGACGACCAATGGCGGCGCGTTGTTGCAGTTCCTGCAGAACGAGTACCGCCAGTTGATCCGCTACGGCGGGCGTCCCAGCAAGTGCCTGGCGGGCTCGGCCTTTATCAACGCGATGGAGATCGAGCTGCGGGCGAACGGCAACTACACGATGACCGGCTTCACCGGTCCCCAGGACGGCAGCATGGGGCAGCTGAAGTTTATGAACACGGTTATCGAGTATGACCCGACGCTCGACGATCTGGGCTTTACCAAGCGCGCCTACTGGTGGGACCCGCGACATATTTACTTGATGAAGCAAGATGGCGAGTGGGACCACAAGTTCACCCCAAGTCGCCCTTACAACCAGTTCGTCATGTACAAGTCGATGACCCACACGGGGCAAATGGTTGCGCAGCAAGTGAACTCGGCTCTAGTCGTCGAGATTGCTTGACGACTAGCGGGGGCCAGGTTTGATCCCCCCACAATCGAGAGCACCTGGCCCCCGTCATTTCGGTAGGAGGAAAGGGTATGCCTTCCAAGTCCAAGGCCCAGTCGCGCCTGATGCACGGTGTCGCATCCGGCAGCATCAAAGGTTCCGGCGTCCCCAAGAAAGTCGCGCAGGACTACGTCCGCGCCGATCACGGCAAGAGCCAGGCGAAGCTACCCAACCGGGTCTCGCGCGGCGTGCGCAGCGACAGCGGAGGCTTCTGATGCCAGCATTTCATCTTTTGCGCTGCATGATCGCGCTCGGCGGTGACAAGGACAACATTGTCTACCGTGACCGTTCGCGGCCGATCGTCTTTCCCGAGCTGTCGATCCTGATGACCCTGCACGGGGACGATGCCGTCAGCGATGTCCATGTGGTTGGCACCTGGGAGGCGACCAACGAGGAGGTTCTGCAGCGCATCCGCCTGATCTATGGTGAGGAAGCTGTCGCCGCGGCCTATCACGGCCCGCGTCCGCGGTTGCCGCTCTCTGATCCTTCGGTGCCGTTCTGCACCCTGCCGGTCTACAAACCGCGCCCGGTGGTCCCGGAGAACCCCGACCCCAAGCTGCGTCCGCTCGATCAGTTCACTATCCCGGCCGATGCGCCGGTGGGTCCGGTGTTGCCCGACGAGGACGAACCGACCGCGGACGAGATCGCGGCCCACGCCCAGGACGACGAGGACGATCTTGGCTTGTCCCAGCCTCCGCTTGTCCCGGCGCTGCCGATCAACCCGAGCGATCTCCCGCATGTTGTCCGGGACACCCGTGGGAGGGGGTCATCGCAACATGCGCAGGCGCGTCCGCCAGGGAACTTGCCAGACGTAAACGCGGGCGGCAGTCACCCGCCCAACCACCCGAGATAAGTGATGGCGATCAAGCAGCTGCGCGACCTGTTGACCGATCTGCGTGCCGAACTCGGCCACAGCACCAACGTCGCGCATGGCATAAATGATAGAGACACCTTGATCTATTATTTAAACCGCACCCAACTGCAGCTTTATGAAGACTACGACTGGCCGCAGCTGATCATCGATCGCGACATTACTCTGGCAAACGGGCAGCGTTATTACCCGTATCCGGCGGATCTAACGTTTGACGATATTGAGAAGGGCTGGTTGCTCTACAACGTCAACATCTACCAAGAACTGGTCTACGGGATCGGTCCCGAACAGTTTGTCATCTACAACTCAGACACCGGGTTTCGCGCCTGGCCGACCCAGCGGTGGATGCACCACGCCGACGACAATACGTTCGAGCTGTGGCCGATCCCCGACGCCAACGCGACGAGCGCCAACGGCATCGTCCGGTTCCGCGGGACCAAGACCGTCACCAAGATGGTCAGCGATGACGACGTAAACACGCTACCCGACAATATCATCGTGCTCTTTGCTGCCGTCGAAATCCTGCAGCGCGATGACGCGAAAGACGCGACCATCAAGTTGAACAAGGCCAATGAGGCGATGCGACGCCATCGTGTCCGGCAGTTCAGCCACAAGAAAACACCCATCGCAATCGGTGCCGGCGGGGGTGACGCGCAGTCGCGGCCGGCGCACTACCCCACCATAGGGCTCGACTACATCCCGCCGGGTTACGGGTCTGGGCCCGGTGCCTGATGTCAAAAGTCTTCAGCATCGTCGACTTCAAGGAAGGGCTTGATGTCAGAAAGACCGCGTTGACCGCGCCGGGCGGATCACTGCGCATCCTCGAAAACGCTGTGCTTACGCCAGGCGGCGAGATTGCCAAACGGCTGGCTTTTGTTCCGATGACCACGATCCCGGGGTCGGGTCCGACGATTATGATCGGACAAGGTGACGCGCTGCACGTCTTTGGTGTCGACGCCAAGACGATCCCCGCCGGCAGCCTGACCACCCCGGTCATCTATCACCAGCTGACCGGTTTTGCTGAAGGCATCCCCGAACTTCTCGATGTTGAGCCTTTTGACGACAAGTTCTTTGTTTGTGGGCGTGGCGTCAGTGGGACCAGCTATTGCTGGTACAACGAAGTTCCTGTCCTGGAAGTCGGTGGTACTGCAAGTCACGGGACTTACGCCCGGACCTGGAAGTCGAAGATGTACCGGATTGATGGCAAATATCTGCGGTTCTCGGCAGTCAATAATCCGGCACAGAACGACCCGGCTTCGGTTAGCGAGCCCGGCGCCGGCTTTATCAACATGGCGCTAAACGACCCGGACGGCGAGCAGCTGGTAGCGATGGAAGTCTATTTCGCCCAGATGGCGATCCAGGCCCGGTTGCAGACCCAGATGTGGTCGCTCGACCCGGACCCCACCAAGGACACTCTCAACCAGTTGGTGCGGATCGGTAATGTCGCGCCGCGCTCGACCCTGCAGTTTGGCACGGGTGATGTGCTTTTCCTCTCGGACAGCGGGGTGCGCTCGCTCAGGTCCACCACGTTTACCACAACGGCGGCATCGGTCTCGGATGTCGGGTCGGCGATCGATCCGTTGTTGCAACAAGTTTTAATCTCGACCCCGGTTTACCCAGAAAAAGCAGAGGCTATCGTGCAGCCGGTCACCGGGCGTTACTGGCTAGGGATAAAAGACCAGGTTTATGTTCTGTCTTATTTCCCCGCCGGCCACGTCACGGCGTGGAGCACATTTAGTCTGGGTTTTACGCTCCAGAACTTTGCTGTTGTCAATAACCACGTTTACGCCCTGGACGATACCGGGGTTATTTACGAATACGGCGGAGCCTCCGGAGGTGATTACGACAGTTCCAAGGTCACAATCCGCACCCCGCACCTTTCCGCGGACAATCCGACAGAAAACAAGCGCATCCAGTCGGTCGATGTCATGTGCCAGGGGACCTGGGCGATCTCGATCGGGATGCTGCCGAACAACACCGAAGCCTTCGAGCTGTGCGCCACGGTGAGCGACAACACCTTTGGGCTGCAGAGCATCCCGTTTGCCGGCTATGGCACCCATTTTGGCGTCCACATGGAGCATCAGGCGCCGGGGCCGGCGGTTATGGCGGCGCTGCATTTCAACCTGCAAGAGGGTTTTACAAAATAATGGCAAATACTGGTCCTGTCCCTTATCACTGGTCTTATTGGGTTATGCCTGAACCCAACAGTGGATGTTGGCTTTGGGATGGTATTGTCGGTACTAATGGTCGCCCAACACTTATAAGACACATTAATCGTAAACGAAAGACCCTTAACGTCACCCGCTTTATTTGGGAAGACGTAAAAGGCCCGATCCCGGACGGGCTATGGGTTTTGCACAAGTGCAGTGTCGGCATTTGCGTGAACCCGGATCACCTGTATCTGGGCACACATCAGAACAACATGGCGGATATGGCACGATCGGGTGTGCAGAAGGGCGTTCGTAAAACGCACTGCCCTCGCGGGCATCTCTATGACGCAAAATACTCTTATCGGCGGCAAACGATCCAAGTCTGCTCGATCTGCAACCGTGAAAAGTGTCGCGCTTACTACGCGCGGCGAAGGGCCGCGAAGTGAGCCAGGTCGAAGGTCATCCGGTCACGCCGGCCGCGCTCAGCCATATCGTGAAGAACCTGCGCCCGCGGGACCGGCAGGAGAT